CCCATCCAACCCAACAGTTTTCGAGCCCTATAACTTACACTGCGTCCCAGTATAAAACTGGCTGTGTATGAGCAATTGAAGCAGTGATAACTCCAACCCGCCTCAGAGGCTTTGAGACCACCACGTCCTCGTCGATCCTGTGTGCTTCCATTGTGCTGACAACACACCGCATTGAAACTCAACCACCCCGAGGGTGTTTGTTTCTTTTTTGCAGGTAGGTAAGCAAGGATATCAAGCATCTGTACAGTGTAACAGATTTGTCACGCAAATGCAACAGTTAACGATAAAAGATATTGGTTACGTAGCCAGTTGTGATCAGCACAGTCACAGCCTGTGCTTCAGTGCCACCAAAGTTCAAGGGCAAGTAACCAGAACCACCATTTGTGACAGTGATTGCACCAATGCCGCTGGGCCCTGTGAATGGTGCAGCAATGGCTGTGGCACCAGCACCGTTGCCCAGAATCTGAACATAAGGTGCAGCCATGTATCCCGAGCCAGCATTGTTCACAGCAATGCCCGTGACCACACCATCAACCACAGTGGCAGTTGCACTGGCACCATAGCCTTGACTATTATTGATAGCCAGGCGTAACAGCGGATGGAATCCTACAACATTGATGTAAAAAGTACCGGTTTCGTCAAAATATTCGCGGCTTTCTGTGACATCTACCCAGACAGATTCGTAATCCTGTGCTGCCTGCACTTTGACTGTGCCAGTATAATGATCCAGATCATACTTGACGGTGGTCAAACTGGCGCCTGTGGTGTCAATATGGCTTGAGTAGTATTCTGTGAGATAATTGCGTGACAGTGGCTGTGGGTTCAATGCCCAGTCTGGGTAGGAACTTGGTCCAGGTTGTGGCCATGAATTTTTGCCGTTTATTGTGGGTATTGTCACTGGTTGACTGGCCATGAACTGTGGTAGCACTGAATCCACAATGTTGCAGTCGGCTCTGGCGCCAGCATTGTCGTCTGTGAATGCGGCTTGCACATAGTTTCCTTGTGTGCGTTCAATGCTGTAACTGCCGGGCTGTGCTAGTATGTTGATGGTGTCTGCTGTGTCCAGCACAACTTTGATCCGTCCCAAACTGGCACTGAGCACAGTCATGTCTTTTTCGATCAGCAATGCATCACCAGTCTGGTTCAGCAATCTAAAGCGGAATGTGCTGCCTGTGATATTCACAGGTTTTTGGTCTTGGTTGATGAATTCAAACAACAGTACGTTGTCTACACCTTTGTTAACAGTTAAAGTTTTTGCGTACACTGGGTCGTACCTCGCAGTAAAGTATCCACCACTGGTGTCAATCAAAAGTACCCGAATGATTTGTTGGTATAAGTAAGCAGTGGTTGAATACATAGGATCCTCAATACGTATTTATGGGTAATAACATCTTTGAAAAACTGGCGGAAAAATACCCCTTTATAACTCTTTGCGTTTATGCCAGCAACGAGTATATTGGAATAGTTCAAAACAAGGACGATGCTGTTACAACCATCTACGACTTTGGTGCTGTGCTCTCACAACAAGACAAATTAGAGTTTTTGGAACTGGCCAACACTTGGTGGTGGGAAAGCAATAGGAGCATACCCATCAACATATTCCTGCGTGGAGATTGGGAAAAGTTTCGTTCAACCCTGCGCACATTTTCAAACAAAGATCTTGAAATCCTACATGGTCCTGTGTGCAGTTTGATAGACATTGCTCGTAAAAAGAGCAAACGCAAATCAATTACATTAGTTCGTCGTATTGAGTAAGTTCATGTGCAAGGCCACCAAGGCTGCATAACTCACAGCGTGTGACTTTTTAAACGTATACCCACGCGATTCGTCCCCGTCCCACACTGACGCAAACACTTCATCCCAGTGCTTTCTTTGTAAATGTGCTTTGCCCGGGCGGATAATACTAATAAAAGCAGCCATCCTGGGTATCGAGTCAGGTTGCATAGCCACCATTAAATCCACATAGTTGCCCACGTGTACCAACTGACTGGCCCAGGGTCTGTCTGTCCATAGTCGACTCCATGGAGGTGCGGCTGACAACATGGTTTCATAGTGTAAGGGATCTTGAATCAACTGATACACACTCATGTTCAACAGGTCAATTTTGAAATAACCACGCTGTTCTGCTGACTCATAGTCTATGGCAGCACAGCCGTGTTCGGGATCTTGCGGAATGTCTGTGATGTAGATGCCAGAATTGTGCCGGCGTGGTCGACCATCCACTACCTGCCTGGCAGGTGTGTGACGGATCAGTTCTAATATCTTACTTCGATCTGGGACGTCGATGTCAATGTCTGCACTCATGTTCTACACAATGCCACAATGGTTTTTAATTGTTCTTCAGCCTCACGAACAGCACCCAGTGCATCTGCCACAGCAGGATACTGTTCAGCCATACGCCGGGCTTCTGCTTCTTCGTCACGTCGTTTACTCACCCAGTCAAGTAACAATTCAGCATCAGGATTCAATCCAACGTAGTAAGTGCCCAGGCTGAGTTGTTGCCAACTGGTACCGTTATACACTTCCAATCGTTGTGTGCCAGTATTGAATTGCAATTGCCCCACACCCATGTAGCCAGCGTTGTTGACATAATTAGTACCAGGGCCGCCGGTGATCGACGTATACTTGCCAGTTTGTTGTATTTGACCTATCATATTAGTCCTTATTATAAACAGTTTTGATGTATTTTACTAGTACATCGGCAATGAACTTGTTGGATTCAATGCCTGGATGTAACCTATCATTAGCCACATCCATACAATAATTTTCCATCAAACTTGCAGGCACAAACTCTGGCATATGATAAAAATATCGTTGGTCTGCCTTAGAATATATGTCTGAATTTTTATACTCTGCCAGCCAAAAAACCATTTTTAATTTTTTGTCTCGAGCAATGGCAATCATTGCCCTTATTTTTTGCAACAATTCATAAAATAAAAAATCTTTGTGATAGACATCTATTAGAGAACGACGCAAATTATCAGAAGTATGTGTGAATAAAATTTTTCTTAGATTTCGATCAATCCCGCAATAGTGCAATCTTTCAAGATAAGTAAGTTGCACAACGACAATCTGTTCTGGAAAAAAATCAAATTGGGTAAATCGATCAAATATCAATCCATTGCTACCAGCACCAGAGGCCAAATTACACACTTGCTTGCCAAAATGTTTTGCTACTTGAGTAGCGTAATGTGTTTCAACATCAGGCAACCCCACCCCAGCGGTGTGACTACATCCAAAAAACACAGCATGATTTTGATTTAAATTTTGTGGCAACAACTGATTCCAGTTATAGTCATCAAATTTAATTTTGTAAAAATTTACAACATTTTTATAGACTAAGTTGTAATCTTTTAGCCAATTAAGAAAATCGTAATAACTATCGGCGTCAAAAAACTCGTCAATGCTAGATTCTGCCCAGTACACTTCTTTTGCCTGACTTAAAATATATTCAAGATCTTTTAAATCAGGCACATCGCCCACTGATGTGTGCCCTATTAATTGTTCGTGGTCACAGGTTGTGATTAACATACTCGGCGCAATACCAAGCTGTTTGTAGTACTCTGATGTTTTTAAATCAGTGCTGCCAATTATGATAATTGATTTTACCATCCTGCTTGTTTCAATATTAGTTTTGCGTATTGTTGATGTTATATTGTAATTGTCCAACACTCATGTAATTACTGTTACTGATATAATTACTACCAGGACCGTCGGTGACTACCACATACTTGCCAGTTTGCCCAATGTTTCCTATCATATCAATTTCCTTGCTGCTTCTAATTCTGGAATGTAATCTACTAATTTAATATTTCTTGATTGATCTAATTTGTCATTGAATTCAAAAAATGTTTTTAATTTTTCCAGGTCTAAACTATAATCTTTGCTGTAATACATTATAATGCCATCAATAAAACTTTGCAATAGCGGATCATTGTGATAGCATTTCAATTTCTGAACACCCATCAGATTATCTATAATTAAATTTCTATTGGGAAAATTCAATGCACTCAACTCATCGGTGTTTGCATTAGCAAATGCAGGGTGTATTAATATACCAGGAAATTCTTTATCAAAAAATGCCAACAGATCGTACAATTGAGAAATATTATATATGGATACCGTTGTATTAAATGATACCACATAGTTTTGTTCTTTAAGATATTTAACGTTGTCAACTATTGTTTCCCACTTGCTAGGCCAACGTATGTAATGATTTAACTCGCCAAGCCCGTCAATACTGATAATAAATTGAAAGTTAGAAAATTCTTTTAGTTGTTTTTTAAATTTATCACTGAGTTTGGTACCATTGGTGTTAACAACAAATTCAAAATTTGTCTGTTTGATTTGTATGCACTTTTCAACAAAATTATAAAATTCTGGCATTGCAGTAGGTTCGCCACCGGCAACATACAATTTTTTAATATTTTCAAGTTTAACAAAATCAAAATTTAAATAATGTTTTTTGTTGTAGTCAGTGATCAGATTAATTTTTTTATATTCTTGTGCTATTAGGTTACTGTTATCTGGTCCACAAGTTCTACACTGTAAATTACAGGTGTTGCCTGGACGAACTTCATAATACACCGGATGTTGTAAATTGTCCAAATCATCAATATTAGATAAATTCAACCTATTGGCCCATTCAACAGTCTCTTGCATTCTTGCACTCAAGATTCCTTGTTTTTCAAGATCATAGCAATGAGAACAATGCTCGGGCATGAGTATTCCCGACAACATGTTGTTTCTAATTTTTTGATAATGTGGATCTGTTTTAAAATCTATAATGTCTGACAATGATGTTATTGGGGTGTTTGATCTACAACACACTGTTGTTTGACCATTGTCGGCTAATAATTCTATAAATGGAAAAATGCAAAAACTTTTATTTGTTTTTGTTAGATCTTCAAAAAATGTTATATTGGTGTCGTATGTTGAATCTAGGTATACCACTGGTACTGTGGCATTGATTTGTTTGGCAGCGCGAATAGTTTTATAAAATGCGTTGGGATGAGAATATTGATGTTTTGGTTGATCTAATATTATAATCTGATCAAATTCTTGTGCTAAATCGATCAGTCGATGATATTCTAAATCATACACACTAGAATGATAATAACCAGGATATTGTATTAATTCTAAGTCAATCACATGATTAAGTTCAGAAATTAATCCGTGACACTTGACTGATTGTTGTTCGGCCAGTCGACGAGTTTTAGTATCAGTATCTTCGGTATTATTTCCAAGGCATAAAATTCGCATTACCATCCTGCCTGTTTCAATATTAGTTTTGCGTATTCAGCGTCTGCGGCATAGTCTGAGAATCGTTTTTGCCACACGTCACTATCTATATAAGGCCATATCATGCTCACCTGATCGGCTGTGAGTTCTCCCAGGAACTTTTGCCCCGACTCACAGTTGTATATCACCCAAGGACTGATGCGCCCTGTTGTGACAGCATAACACATGGCATGTGTGCTGCCATAACGCAAACAATCATGAGCAGGTGCTGAGTGAGTTTCACTCCAGTCTATACCAAACTCCACTGCTCGTGCCAAGGCATCTGCCACTGCTTCTACTTTCAAATAGTCCAACAAGTACTCAGTGTAGATTTTGTCCGAACCCCAGTTGTCGATCTTCTTGTTGTGTTTCAGCAACCACTCTGTGAACTGTCGGGGATTGATTGCCCGAGTGGCCACACAGTATCTGCCAAACTTGACAAATGCTCGGTAGTAAGGGCTGTCCGCAAAGTCATCAAATGTTTTGAGCCGGGCCGAGCCTTGGGCAATCTCATAGAACCGCAGGTAGGATTGAAAACCTAGTTCAACACCACGTTCACTGCGTTCCGATCTGCGGCGTTTGGGCTCGCACATGTGAACTGCAATACTGGTCTCTCTTGCAAATTCTTTTTTACAAAAAGCACACTGATGACTCATTGTAATATTTTATGCTCATTGATGTAGTTTGTCAAGTATGTGTTCAGCACATAATGGTGACCTTTTTCTGGGTGTGTCATATCTGGGGGTATATTATGTTGAGAATCGGCTGTATATTTTGTTCCAAGCACACCTAGCTCATATTGATATGCAGTGGCTCGCCATTCAAATCCATGCACGATTTCTGGACAGTGGTTGAACAAAGTCAGTTTGGGATCATGCAAGTGTGCCTGATAAAGATTGTCTGCTTGTTGGTACATCAGCACAGCATGCCCACGACTCTTTAAGTCGTTTACGGTGCTCAACATACGATACATTAAATCTTCAGTGCGATCAACGATGCTGTAGATTTCGCTTTTGAGTTTGGTTTCTACAAATTGTTCTTTGTCCTGGTCTGTCCAATGCATTTGCCACCTTGATTTGAATTCTTGATTTTGTGGATTAACCCAACGACCTTCAAACGAGTTTTCTTCTTCACAAATTGGTAATTCAAGTCTGCTGACGAAAGTCATGCCCAGCACATAAAAAGTTGGCACTGTTGTGGCATAACTGTGTTTTAAAGTTGTTCTTAAAATTCTACTGTTGGCGCTGCCACTCACAGCTATACTTTGTGCAGAGTTGATACCCAATTTAGTTTTTAGATTAACATGTCCGAGCCCTGCAGCATAATTGTGCATGTAACTGCATCCGTTTACTACCAGTTGCTGATATTTCATTTGTCGTTGCCGTGATCTCGAATGTATTGATCTAGTTCTTTCTTTGTGGTCATTGAGGCTAACATGGCTATTTCATCTTGTTTGTATGTGGGAAACAACTCTGCCAACTGCTTTCTAATACTGCTTGCCCCTGCACCTGTTTCTTTTTTCTTGGGCGAAATCCAGTTGTGTCTGGGTGTGCCCATGTCTGGACTCACCGTGGTGGCGCACAGCCATTGCAGTTCAGGATGCTTGTTAATATTAAAGAAGTGTTTGTTCAATCGTTCGTTGGTGGAGATTAGATAAAACTCTTGCAAGTCACGTGATCCTTCCACACATGATGCCCAGCGAATCATGAGATAGTTAGAAAACTTTTTGCGTTCCTCGTCAGTGAGGTCGCGATAGAAACTTCTGTTCTTGCGATCCAGTTGTCGCATTTCATTGGCAATGTTTAGTTTGTCGCTCACTTGTCCACTTTGATTAGTTTGTATATCATTATAGCACGTTCCAGAGAGTCTTGTAAAGCCGGATTGGTCCGGGCCAATCGCCGAATGTCCCCCCACATTTTATCTTCCCGGATGTGATCAACCAAAGGTCTACCATCTGAGGTACGCTTATCATAATCAATTTCATGTCCACTCACCGGATCATATCCATATCCAATCAATTCACGTGTGTTGGGATCAGCGCCTGCTTCTCTAGCATACACTTCATTACCCACACGTTCGTATATATACGCGGCGCCAGGTTTAAGGGTTCCCATACTTGTAGCCATATTGAAAATGCGCCCAGCGCAGGAATCGTTCTAGTCCTTGCTGATCTTCTGGGTAACTTTCCAAGTAAATCTTGGCCAAGCGATTGACTATTTCAAATATTTCGGGTTCGGTGTATGCCATGTTACCAACTCTTGTTGTAGTCTACTATCTCACAGTTGCGACTGATGTCTTTCACAAAGTACACACAGTCAGGATCAGGATCATCATTTAATGGTACGGCCAACAACTGACCATTCTTGAGTTTGGGTGCATACCACGATACTTCATGATACACGTCTAAGATTTCAATGTCCGGAAAACTTGGTCGGAAGCTGGTAAGTGGATTGAACTGAAACACTCTAAAACCACGATCATTGATTGACGTCAATGGCAACACCTCCAAGTCACCAATCTCAGGTTCACCTATGAGTATCTGCCAGTCCATGGGCATCTTTATGGTGTTCTCACCAATGCGTAGCACCAAGGCAGGCGCATTGAAACTTTCCAAAAAGATTAGAGGAATAAAATGATAGTCGGGCTCTTGGGGGTTGCTGTTGTCTAATATAGCAAACCTCATGTCATCTACTTCTTCAGGCAAATGATCTAGGTCGTAATGAATGTTGTCTAGGGTTAATATTCGCATGTTGTTATAATACACTGTTGTGTAACAAAAGTCAACCTATTTTCATCCAGTCTAGTTTTTCTTGTGTAAAAGGATAGTTGGCTTCCCTGTAAAACTGTTTGCGCTTGGTCAAATGACGCTTGGCGAATTTACAAGTGCTGGTCAAGTCCCAGATTTGAACATGGTCTTTGTCTTCTGCTTTACGTATGCCACGGCCAATTGACTGAATAACCCTAACAAATGACTTGCCAGGCTCAACAAGGACCAGATTAAAAATCCTAGGAATATTAATACCCACGGCAGCGACGCCATAAGTTGCCACAATAATTTTATCGGTTGCATCAGCCACTTCATCATATTCTGCTTGCCTCTTTGTTCCTTTGGTTGCGCCACTAACAAACACTGCTTTGTCTCCTAGCCTTGCAACCAGTTGTCTACCACACTCGGTGCGGTCTACCAGCACCAAGGTGTTGCCTGTTTCATTTACTCTGCGCACAAGATCCGCCATGGTATCCAGTCGCCCAGACTCTTCCAGCAAGTACTTGAGTTCACTTTGATAGTCCTTGTATTCCACATGATCAATCAACTGTACAATGTTCACATGACAGTTGGCCAACACACCTTGTTGTTGCAGTTCACTGGCACTAAGTTTACCAATCACAGGACCTAGGCTCACTAGCAGTGCTTGACTCTCAAACTTTTCTTTGGGCACAGTTCCAGTCAATCCCCAACGAATTGGCACTCTAGCCATCACACCTGTTAACAAGGTTTTGAGTGCATCTGCCTTGGCCATGTGTACTTCGTCCACAATCACACACACAACATCTTCAAGGAACTCACCAATGGTGCAGTCGCCTACTCCTGCTTTGGTGTTCTTTAGCAGGTTGTTGAGGCTTTGCCATGTGCATATGGTGTGTTGACGTCCGTATTCTTTTCTGTCACCAAAATACACACCAACATCTTGTTGCATGTTGATATAGTCTGCTTCGGTCTGTGTCACAAGACTCTTGTTGGGCACAATAACGATTGAGCGTCCATAAGGTGCAACAGCATTGCTCAGGGCCGCTGTCATTATGGTCTTGCCTGCGCCTGTGGCCACTTCCTGTATGCACTGTGGGTTGGCCAAGAAGTTGTTGATGATTTCCACTTGGTAGTCACGCAACATGATGGGTTCACCTGCGGCAGGATGTGTCCGAGGCCATGACACATGCTCAAAACTTGTTTCAGTTACTGATTCAAAGTTGAATGTGTTTGAATAGTCACGTTGATCATCCAGTTCAATGTCGTAATTGAGTCGTTCCAATATGGGCACAATCTCCGGCAACAAGTTTACATAGGTGCTGCCACCCAGTTGAAAGTATGCCACCTTGCCATCCCAGCGTCCCAGTCGCACGGCTGGCAAATAACGTGCGGCAGGGTTTTCATATTTGAATGCCGTGACCAGAGCTTTGCGGGCATCCAAGTCTAGGCCTTCAATTTTGATGTTTACTTCATCACGTATCTGTATGGTGCATTGTTTCATGTTATAGTTACTTCACGCACAAGTTGTCGTGACCTTATTTGAGAGATTAATTCTTGTTGTGTGCCAGTGTATTCTAAATCTGCCACAGGAAATCGCAACGGTTGTGCTTGTACATTATACACAGTTTCAATACCATGCGCAAGAAAAAACTCTTGATGTTGCTCAATGTACTGTTGCATGCTGGCAAATTTTTCATTCAAGTCTTGATTATAGAATGCAACATTGAAGTCTGCGCTGTAATAACCAAACGGTCGAAATGCATCATCACCTATGTATATATCATTGTCGTGTGAGAGATCTTCCACAGTTTTTCCAATTTCGCAATAGTTGAGATACACTGTACCAAATTTGACTTGTAATTCACCATGTGTTTGTATTGTCTCAACGTCTAACTGTTTGACTTTGGGCATACCAAACCAAGTGCAAACAAATCTTGGGCAAGGTGCGGCTATGGCAGTTTCGCATCTGTGTACCGCTAAGTTTAAATTGGCCAAAGCCTGTCGAACAGTATCAGGTGCCGAGTGCCAGTATTCGGATGTTTGTTGATCCAGCAAACCATGATAGCGTTCAAATATGCTGTGTAAATAGTTGAGACAATCTTGTGTGTATTCAAACTCACCAACAATGATGTGTTGATAACTGTTGATTGTAGCTATGCATTGTTGTATCATGTTGACTGCACGATCTTGCTCCTGTTGCACAGTGCCAAATCCGTAAAATCTATCTGGATTGTCCATGGGCCATGCATGTCGATTGTGCATGCGTTCTAACCACAGTTCGGCCAATGGTGTGCGTCTTACTTTAAAACGCAATTCAAAGTTGTTGTCTAATGTAATTACAAGACGCTGAAACATACCACAGTATATACTCTTGCAAAACAAAAGTCAAAAAAACAGGCTCCGAAGAGCCTGTTGTAAAAACCCGGGGCGGAGCCAACCAATCCCCGGGGTAAAACTCAATCAAGTAACAAAATAAGACATGCCAACAAGAATGCAAAGCCAATGTGCCCTAAAAATATTAACAGTAGCACAAGAAGCCAAGCCATGTCAGGCACTCTTCATGCAAGTTGTCTCTGCAAGACGCTTCCAATTGCCTGCAAAGCTCTTGCGTAAGTCTGCAATCTTCAGGGCCATACGCAAGCTCATCTCACGCAAACGATTTTGATTTGCTTCCATGAACTCGATGATCTCGTCCTGCGCACAGGGTTCAAAATCATAGTCTGCAAACAACACACCGTCCTTGGCAATTTGTTTGATACGCAACACTTTGTCACGCATGGTGTCCAAGGTCAAGTCCAGGTAGTGACAGCGTGATTGCAGTGCATCCAAGTGATCACGCAACTTTTGGCTTTTCATCTGATCAAACTTCAAGTTGGTAATAAAGATCACACTACCTTTGAACTCGAAACGATCAGGGATGCCTTCGCGGCGCAAGGTGCTGGACTCACTCAACCATGAAATGGTACGCTTCTTGCCGGAGTCTAATGCACCCTTCAACAAGTTCAATGCCACATCGTCAAGCAGGATGCTGTCGCAGTCATCAAACACCAACACACAGTTGTCATCTGAGTATTTGTACAGTGCTTGATACAAGCCGATAGGGGTCGCTGAACCTTTGACAACTTCAGCACGGAGGCGCTTGCCTGCCAATTTGTCAAACAGTGTGGCCTTTTCGATCTCTTGCTCAACACCAAACGATTTGCCAACGCCTGGAGGACCTGACACAATCATGGCACGGATATCACCGTTGACACAGGCCTTTGTCATCTCATGCAAGATGTCAAACCGCTCACGAATACGTGTCATAATCTCGTCTTCTGTTTCTGCCTCTACTGGGGGCTTGGCAAACGCCACTGTATTTTCTTTGCTCACTGCATCTCCATTGACATACTCGATGTCGCTAATGTTGTTGACTTTGATACGGATGGTGTCGGGGCAATTGGGAAAAGCACCGTTGTTTTCTACTGTCACGAAATTACCTTTGGCACCAGATTGAAAGCCTGACACAAGATTGAAAGCGATATTGCGAACGGGTTTGTTGCGATACACACCTTTGATAACTCGAATTGCACTCATTGTTGGCTCCTTTGAAATGCGTTGTTGTTTACTGTTTATGTCTCTATTATAGCAAATAATGAATTAATGGTCAACCGGTGCAAACATCTCTTGGCCCAGTTGCATAAAAACAACAAACGCCTTCATTGTGTTTTCGCCGTACAACATGCGACCATGTTTTTGGATGTCTTGCAGTGTTTCCAACAGGCCCATGCCTTGGAAATCTGCTTCATTTTGTATTTGTTTAATTGCTGTTTCGATCTTCATTGCTGGCTCCTTTTTGCTTTGTATGCCATTATTATAGCATTTTGGGAATTATTGGTCAACCAAAATAAATGTAATACTCAAGTATTACAAAACCAAGTCAAGCAGTTGTTGTCTTGCCTGTTTAAGCTCTACCAGCAGGTCTGCATAGTAACCCACATTGTCCTCGCCACCGTTCACGTATACTTCAGCGTCTGCAATCTGTTCATATACCATGTTTAGTAAAAAATTTGCTGTGTCTTTAGTAATCATTCCAGGCTCCTTTTTGCTTTGTATGCCATTATTATAGCATTTTGGGAATTATTGGTCAATCAAAAAGTAGTACTGCCAAAGTGTTACTTTTTGAACTGTTCGAAGAAGCGGGTGTTGATTTCGTCCATTTCCGCCTGCTCTACATAGAAGTCGGTAGTAGGGTCGTAGTACTGACCTGCCTTGTTGTCATAATACAACACACGACCACTGAAGTTGAACGGGCCTTCCAGGCCTTTGCGTGGCCCATACTTGTCACGCATGATGTCCAGGGTGTCAACTACACGATATCCCATTGCTGGCTCCCGTTTGTTTGTATGCCACTAGTATAGCATTTTGGGAATTTCCGGTCAAGTACTACTCTAGTATTACATCATTGCCAGTGCATTGCTACCACAGGATCCGTGATACATTCATGCGGTTTGGGTTTTCCGTGAAATACTAAAATGCTGGTCTCGTCCCCTACTATGGTTGGTGTTCCAGGTTTTCGGGGTCGTCGGCGGGAAAAGTCATAACCACCTTCGCTGATTTGCCAACGCCAGCTTTGCAGTTGACTTTGTTCAAAGTTTCTGCGTTGATTGTGATCAATCACTGCACCGATGTAGTCTTGATCACCTTGATATCGCCGTACAGTTTGCTGGATGTCTAATTTCACAAAGTCCGCCCAGACATCAGCAAACTTGGTGACATTCCACCACATCACACTGCTGTTGATTCCTGAGTGAGTGGTTTTTTGTAGATATCTAAAATCTCGTATGGACCAAAAGTAATCAGTGCTGAGTTCGGGTATCCAACTAATGCCATTGATGATCACACAATCAAGATCAAAGTACAACAAATTGCCTGCATGATGTTCAGGATTGAACAACTGCATTTTGTACCACCACGACCGTTTGGGACCTGATATACCGGGCCATTCACTCAAACAGTGTTTGATCATGTGTGACGGTACTGATCTGTGTTCTTCAGTATACACATGAAAACGTATGCCTTGGGGCATGTGTCGTGTCAACATGTTGTACAGTTTGTCCACGTACTGCCAATCATATCCAGTGCCGTGGATTACACAAGCACAATCAATTATGCCGTCAATGCGGGCTCGATTCTTTTTAGCCATAGTCCTTCTCGTAGTTCTTCAACAGTGTATTCAGTATGGCATATCTGCGCCAACCACAGTTCTCTATCCACTTCATAGGGTTGTTCAATGTCAGCATAGCCCACAGCAACAGGATATGCCAGGCTGCTGTGTGATACAATGGGTCTGCAGCCTGCAATGCCTGCTTGGATGCCCGGTCCTGAATTGTGGTTAACCACAGCATGGCAATTGAAGTGCATGTCAAAACTGTCGTAGGTGTGTGCCACGGGTCTAGCCACTTCCATTGTGGTATTAGCAGGCATGTATGGCATGCGCAGTGGGCTTCGCGGATGTGATCGTATGCGTATGGGACGATCAGTTGAGTTGCGTAGTTGTTGAACTTGCATCAACACCCACAATTCCATGCTGTCTATGCCGGCAACTTGCAAACTGTTCCGGTGCTGTGCGGCAATGATGATTTCTGGTCGTGGATTGACTTGTGTGGCCAGGCTTATTTGCAATTGCCTGGGACGATCCCAGTTCAAATCATGCTCATGTCCGTAATAGCCATCCCTGGTTATATGATTCACTGCCAGTTTCCAAGTGTGTCCACGATACAACGCACCAATATCTATCACAATAACTGGCCGGTTTTGACTTCGGTAATGCTCGTACACCGCTTGATTGGCTTGCATTCTACCATGCCACAGCACTGACCAAATCACTGCCGCATCAGCAGTCATTGAGTTCTCTTGTGTGATTATACCTGCGGCTTGGCAGCAGTCCAAGAATGCACTCATCACTGGTTTGCTGTTTAATGCACACTGAGCAGGAAAATAGGCTATGGTTTTGATCACTGTAAATACGTCTATGAAATACACTGTAGTTACCACGTTCAACGCCGACGGATACAATACATACGGTCGTCGCATGATTGATACCTTTTTGCAGACTTGGCCACAGCAGGTTGACTTAGTGGTGTACGCCGAAAATTGCACAGTGGATCAGTCTGCGACCAATTTGCAGATTCGTGACTTGGAACAGAGCAGCAGTGAATTGCAAGCATTCAAACAACAGTGGCGCGGTGTGCCCCGGGCCAATGGCGACATATCTGCTGACCCTGTGCGAAGCCGTAGAAGAGATGCTGCCAAACCATTCAAATGGGATGCGGTGCGTTTTGCTCACAAAGTGTACAGTATATTTCACTGTGCAAAGAATACCACAGCAGATGTGCTGATTTGGATGGACGCAGACACCATTTGTCACAGTTCAATTACCATGCAAGACATACAACAGTTGATTCCCGCTGACAAAGACCTGTGCTTCCTTGGAAGAAAAGGAAAATTCAGCGAGTGCGGATTGTATGCAATGAATTTGCGTTCAGTGACTGTGCAGGATTTTCTAAAAAGATTTCAATGGATGTATGATGACGCAGAAAATGGAATTTTCCAACAGGATGAATGGCATGACAGTTTTATTTTTGATGTTGTTCGTCGACACGTTGTGTTGAAAGAACTTGACTGGAGCAGTCATTTGATCACAGGCGAAGGGCATCCATTGATTAATTCTGCATGGGGTGCATATTTGGACCATCTCAAAGGTTCACGTAAAAAAACTGGACGCAGTCCAACCACTGACTTGAAAGTCAAAAGAACCGAAGCATACTGGCAATGAACTGGATCTATCTCAGCAAAAATGGTGACGACGAGTACATTGATATGTACGCACAAGGTCTAGGTCAAGTCAGCACACCCTTGGAGTCTTGGCGCTATGAAGACAGTGCTGATCCCATCATGCTACGTGGCATAATGAAACACAAGATTATCAAACAGTGCTGGGCAGACAACAGGCCATTTAGATACATGGACTCAGGATACTTGGGCAATCGCCCTGGTTATAAGAATCCTCATGGTTGGAAGGTATGGCATAGAATTGTGCCCAACAACTTACAACATGATCAGGTGATTGCACGACCTAGTGACAGGTGGAATGGCCTGGGTCTTGAAATTTCACGCCGGCGACCAGGTAGTTCAATATTGATTGTTGCACCTGATGAAAAGCCTTGCAAGTTTTATGACATAGACTTAGACACATGGTTGGCAGAGACTGTGGCCAAGATCAAGCAATACACTGATCGCCCCATCATCGTACGTGAACGTAATCGGAGCCGCACTGATAGAAAAAACAATCGTGTGGAACATGCCCTAACTCATGTACATGCCATGGTCACATTTAACTCAATTGCAGCCACAGAATCGGTGTTGGCCGGGGTGCCGGTGTTTGTGATGGCCCCATGCAATGCTGCACGACCCGTGGCCAATTTGGATCTGGCTGGTATAGACAATCCTTGGTGGCCGGAACAGGATCAAATACAAGCCTGGGCCAATCACTTGGCTTATGGACAATTTCACATTGACGAATTCCGAAACGGCACAGCCGAACGTATAATTAAACAAACTGAGGAGATATTAAATGATTGAGCATTATGGATGGAAATTCCCGGACTTTGAAACACACCTTCCGCGAATGTTGAAGAAAAGTGTGGACAAAGGTCTTCCGGCCGAATATCAAGTTGCTGTGCGTCGCCGAAGTATTGAACTGTGTAAAAATCGAGACCTAGCCCTGGACATTGGTGCCAATGTGGGCTTGTGGAGTCGTGACTTTGTTGGCAGTTTTTCTCGTGTGATAGCATTTGAACCAGTGGCCTTGTTTAGAGAATGCTTGGAACACAATGTGCAAGGCAAGAACTTTGAAGTTCAACCAATTGCCCTTGGTGATCAAGACACACAAGGCACCATGATCATCACTGAGGACAATTCTGGTCACAGCCACCTAGATCCTGCCACCATGGGCACAGGCAATGTACAAGTTGTTCGGTTGGATACACTGAATTTCGATGATGTCAGTTATATAAAAATTGATTGCGAAGGCTACGAGTATCGCATCTTGCAAGGCGCTGAACAAACTATTCGTCGTTGTAGACCAGTGGTGGTAATAGAACAAAAACCACATGATGCGTACAGCAAGCAATACGGACAGTTTGCGGCAGTGGCGCTGTTGCAAGAATGGGGCATGATCAAACTAGATCAAGTACGTGACGACTGGATCATGGGATGGCAATGAGCACTCACCAGTCCGATAAGTATGAATTTGTAGAAGCGATTTACCGATGAAGTCATATATCATTACCATGCTGGGGCATGAATTGTCAGAACAGCTATCAGCTGAGTGCAGAGAACAAGCAGCCCGAGTTGGAGTCAACGTAGAAATATTTCAAGCCATATGGGGTCGAGACTATGAACAACACTTGAAAAAACTCAACATCAGACTGGGCAAACAAAAACTCAGCAAAATGACCTTGGGGCATTATGGTAATTTTTTAAGCCATTTTTATCTATGGATGCAGTGTGTGCGAGATCAAGTGCCGTATCTTGTGCTTGAACATGATGGTTGGCTCATGCGAGAAATTCCTAGCAACATCATGAGTCAATTTGATGACATTTGTAAATTAGATTGTTTTAGCCCTTGGATGAAACAAGATGGCGGATATGATGTTGTGGTAGATAAGGATCAGACATCACCTGTATCAGTCTATTCAATTCTTGACATTCCAGCAGTGACTGGATACCCTGATCCACTGCGATTTAAAAAACAAGCTGGATGCTACAGTTCAGGTGTGTATGCTTACATCATCAAACCACGAGGGGCAAAAAAGTTAATTGATTATATTAGAGAAAACGGATTCTTGGCCACAGACAATCAAGTCAACACCAATGTTATGGATGTAAAGGTGTGTATACCATCAGTGGCCAGGTTACATCCAGTAATGAAAAGTCGTGAGATTATTGGGCAGATGTCAACTTCAAGACAGAGCCCAAATCCACACACAGGAAAAGGTATGGAAAATGCAGAACAAAAATAAACACATCGCACTGACACAAAAATTCAGCACCTGGGGTGACAAATTGTTGCAACACACTGATGTATTGTACAGTATTCAACATGACAAAAAGTTCCGACCCATCACAATACAACTGTCACCGTGCGAAGTTTGCAGCAGTGGTTGCCCATTTTGTAGTGTGGCTGAACGACCACTGAAATCATACTTGCCATTTGAAAAAATCAAACAGGTTTTGCGTGACTTTCGAACACTGGGTGCAAAGAGTGTGGAGATCACCGGTGGTGGCGAACCCTTGATCTATCGTGACAAGGACACCCGGGACGACATCAACAGCATAGTCGAGTATGCACATGAACTGGGCTACGACATTGGCATCATCACCAACACATTAAAACTGTCAAAACTAAAACCAGAGAACTATCACAAGATCAATTGGATCAGAGTTAGTTTGATCAAACTAGATGAAGGTTATGAACCAGAGGATTTTGATTTCTGTGGGTTTCCTCCTGAGAAAATGGGCTTGTCATACATCATATATGAAGGCGATACAGGTACAGGCAACAGATTAGGCAAACCCTATCGGCCCACAGATGTTGAAACAATCCGACGAATTGCACGAGTGTTGGAACTGCACCCTGAGCTGAAATTTGTCAGAATAGCAGGCAACTGCTTGATCAAAGGCAACAACGCACAAATCAGAACACAATTCAAACAAGTGATTGATGAGATCGACACCATGAACAAAATTTTTATCAAGGACATTGGCGAAGACGATTCACCATTTGAGGATGG